CCGAATAGGCGTTGCACGTCGGTGAGAGCAGGCGGGGACTTTTTGCTTCCAGGTGGCATGCTGCGGACGCTCCTACGAGGTAGAAGGCGACGTCAATGCCCGAGAATGAAGAGTACGAACCCACCCTGCCCGCCCGTCTGGTAGAGCTAGGTGGACGACCGATTGAGCATGGGTCTCCAGGCGCTGGCGAGGGCCCGAATCACGTTGAGAATGCGACATCCTTTGTCGCAACGATCGATCGCGCCTTCAAGCGTGGCCCCGACCTCGTCGACATGCTGGCCGACATCGCAGAGGACCCCGATCAGGAGCCGAAATACCGCATCCGGGCCGCGCAGATCGTGATCGACACGGTCGCGAAGATGGCGGGCAAGGCGGAAGAGGACGCCGGTGCCGGAGAGCTGTCGGCGCTCGAGGAGCTGGTCGAGCGCGCGAAGGCGGAGAAGGCCTGATGCGGGTTTCCCGATGCCTCTGGGCCTATAGGCCTCTAGGCCCAGAGGCCTCCAGGGCTCCCCGATGAACGAGGTGAGCGCGGCGTTCCTCGTGGCGTTCTGCCAAAGCCTGAAGATCGTCGATCAGACGACGGGTGCAGTGAAGCGTTGGACGCTGAATGCCGAGCAGCACGAGGTCATTCGTGCGGTCTGCGGACATTCTCGACTCATCATACTCAAGTCCCGCCAGGTCGGCATTACCACGGTTCTGCTGGCCTACGATCTGCTCTTCGCCATTATCAACCCTGGCCTTCAGGTGTCGATCGTCTTCGACATCGACGAGAACGCGAAGCGCAAGCTCGAGCAGCTCAAGCAATGGTGCCGACAGCTCAAGATCAGAGTGATCCAACCAAGCGACAAGCACACGCTCACGCTGTGGAACGGCGCGCAGCTCGTCGCCATGACGAGCGGCTCGCGCGCAGCCGACGGCGAGGCGAAGGTCGGCCGCTCCGGTACGAGCGGCCTCATTCATGCGAGCGAGCTTTCGTTTTGGGTCATCGCCGAAGCGGCCTTCACCTCGCTCACGGCAACGACGCTGGCGACGACGAAGGTGATCGTGGAGTCGACAGCGAAGGCGGGCGAATCGCACTTCCGCACGATGTGGGACCGAGCGAACGCCCCGAGTGACGGTGAGGACGCGGGCGTCAACCGCTACGCGCCGCTGTTCTTGCCCCTCGAGATGCACGAGGGCTACCGCATCGACCCGCGGACCATCTCGGACGAGCTCTGGGAGCGCCTGCAGCGCGATCGAGGCTTCGCCCGGAGAGACACCGCGGCTTGGTGGTGGAGCAAGCTCCAGGGCGACTTCAGCGGCGACGTGCACCGTTGCTTGCAGGAATACCCGGTCAAGGCCGACGACGCCTTCAGCTTCGGCAAGGGGCGATGGATCTTCGGCTTTCAAAGCGTGGAGCCGCAACGCCACGTGGGCGACTGGAGGCTCTACATCATGGATGCGGCCGGGGAGCCGCTCGGGCTCGGCGTCGACACGGCGCTCGGGCTCGGCCGCGACTCGAGCGCGATCTTCGTCATGGGTCTTTGGTCGGGCGCGTGTATCGCCACCTACAAGTGCAACACGATCCGGCCCGAGGACTACGCGAACGAGGTTTTCCAGGCTCAACGCATGTTCAAGGCACACGTTGTCGCCGTCGAGACGAACGGATGCGGCAAAGAAGTGTTCGTGCAGCTCTCTGCCAAGGGATGCCCGGGGCTCTTCGATCAGAAGAGCAGCGACATCAAAGGCGAGAAGGCCGTGCGCATGGGGTGGATGAAGCGCGCGATTGAGTCTGGGCGCGTGCTCGTAGGTCCCGAGTTGAAAGCGGAGATTGAGGGCAGCGTGCGGGACGAAGAAGGGGACTTCGACGGTCCGGACGACCTGCTGAACGCCGGCTCGTTCATTGAGAAATGGCGCCTCGCGCATCCGATGAAACGGCCGGGAAGCACGCCAGACCCGCGTCTGGTCTATGTGCCGCGGGGGGATGCGGAGCGTCCAACGATGTACTAAGACGCCGTCATGCCTCGGCGCCTACGTCCAGAAGACCTCATCCCAACCGACCAAGAACGTGCTGATGCGCGGACATCCGAGTCTGCGCAGGCCACTGGTTCAGGATGGGGCGGCGCTATTGGCTCTGCACTTGGTGGCGTTGCGGGCGGGCTCGCATCGATCCCGTCGTTTGGCACCCTTGCGCCCGTGCTCATCCCGGCCGGCATGGCTGCGGGTGGCGCACTCGGTGGCGCTGCGGGTGCTGGCATCGGCGGCGCGCAGGCAGAGGGCGCCGACAAGCGGCTCCGCGCGAAGATGACGGCGCGCGAAGAGCTCATCGCGGCCGAGCAGGAGCGCCGCGCGGCGATCAACGCTCTCCGCTCGCGTCGTGACGCATGAGGGCCATGTCGCTGGACGACCTCAAGGTGCAAAAGACCTTCGAGGACTGTTGCAAGAAGTCCAAGGGTGCCAGCGACCGCTACAAGGGCATCGCAGCGGTCAACGAAGCGTTCTGCAACGGCAACCAATGGGGAGGCACGACCTACCACCAAGGCACGCGGCGCACCGACGGCGAGATGTGGTTCGACGCCGAGAACGTGCCGAGGATCTACGTCAACAAGGTGCAGAACGTGAGCCTCACGCTCGCGTCGCTGCTCGTGCGCGACCGCCCGTCGGTGAAGGCCGTGCCAGCGACGGGCGAGCCCGAAGACACGTTCCGCGCGCAAGTCGCCGACAAGGTGATCAAGCGGCTCACCGAGGAGCTCGACACCGCGAGCAAGATCCACAAGATGACGACGTACGGGGTGCAGGGCGGAAGCGCCGGCATCAAGATCCTGTACGACGCGAAGACCGACGCCATTACGTGGGCGAACGTCACCGTCTTCGATTTCCTCCTCGACCCGCGCAGCGAGGACTACCAAGCCTCGCCGTATCTGATCTTCCTCGACTACCGCGACCACGACGAGGCGAAGGCGCTTTGGGAGGCCGCTGGTTGGGAAGGTGAGCCCGACGACAAGCCGTACCGCGACGCTGCCGGCGACGAGCAGACCGGCGTCGAGAGTCACGAGCTCTGGCTCAAGCCTAACCGCGCCTACCCGCAAGGGCTCTATGCTTGCTTCGTAGGCGGCAAGCTGTGCGAGCGCATGGACTTCCCGTACGTCTTCGAGAACGACAGCGCGCGGCCCGAGTACCTCTACCCGTTCGTCATGTTCAAGATGCGGGAGATTCGCGGCTCGAGCTACGGCGGCACGAACCTCACCGACACGATCCCGCTGCAACGCGTGCTCAACGAAGTGAACAGCCGCATCGTGAAAATGATGCGCATCACGAGCAACGTCATCACGAAGATTCCGCAGACGGGCAGCGACGGCTTCAAGCCGCAACAAGACAACTACTTCCGCTTTACCGCGGCAGACGCGGAGCTTGCGAAAGCCATCGGCCACGTCGAGCCGTTCAAGATCCCACCCGTGCTCATGACCGAGCGCGAATACTACGAGGCGCAGATCAACGAGGTCGTGGGCCTCAACGCGATCACGAGCGGCAACAAGACGCGCAGCATCTCGGGGCGCGCCATTGAGAACATCGTCGAGCTCGACGCGCAGAAGAACGCGGACGCGACGAAGAGCATCGACGACGCCATCAAGGCGGCTTGGACGCTCACGCTTCGGCTCGTGCAGCGCTTCTACACGACCCCGCGCAAGATGCGGCTCGTCGACGGCGACGAGGTGTCGGTGCTCATGTTCGACGGCTCTGACATCGACGGCGTCGACGTCACGCTCGAGCCCGCGAGCGAGCTGGATGGGTACAGCGACGCGCAGCAGATGAAGGCCGACGAGCGCGCAGCACAAGGCCTCGAGCCCGTGGAAGCGCAGCAAGGTGCGGCGCTCGCCGGGAACATGAGCGCTGACTTCGCCGAGGACATGATCGAGCGCTTCGTCGACGGCGAAGAGGTCGATCTCGAGCCTGACGACACGGACCTCACCGTGTTCTTGGACGTGCTCGAGAAGTACATTTCGCGCGCGGCTTCGGCGAACGATCGCGACCTCTGGACGCGTCTTTTCGAGTGGAAGCGCGAGCTGCGTCGCATGCGTGGCGCCGCGTCAAACATGCGGCCCGTCGTCGACGAGCAACAACAACAGCCGGGCGCACAGCCCGAGATGCAACAGCCCGGAGCGATGTGATGCAGGCAAACAAGGCGCTTCAAGCAGCGTTTCACCCGCTCGGCAAAGACGTGCTGCCCTTCGATGCCGCGAGCGTCGGCGCCACCGCGGCGCTTCTGCTTGCCGACACAGCCACCGACGACGCAAACGGCTCGCGGCGCATCGTCATCGTGAACACGCACGCCACGCAGGATCTTGCGCTTTTCTTCGTGCTGCGCGGGCAAGCGGCGGCCGCACAGGTCGTGACGACGCCGGGCGGTCTCGTGGTTCTCGCTCGCACGTCGCGGGAGGTCGTGATCACGTTCCGTCGCCGCGTGCTCATCGTCGGGAGCGGTGCTGCGACGACATACAACGGCTTCGCGGACGACCTCTGATGTACACGTCTCTTGCGCAGCGCCCTGGTTTCTTGCGCCCCGGTTTCGCCGTGGCCCCACCGGGATCGAGCGCTCCGGGCGGTGCTGCGGCCGTCGACACGTTCAACGCGCTGACATCGTCGGGAGCAGCACGTCTCCCGAGCAACGTCACGATCAACAGCGTGCTGGTTGCGCCGACCGCGCGCTACGAGGGCGCCTCGCTCACGGGCACGGACGGAACGCTGCCGGGCATCGTCGGACCGACGCTGACGACGACGGGTGCCGGTGCTTCCGTGCTCGGCGCACCCGCACCCTTCACGGGTGGCGACGCGGCGATCTCGATGGCGAACGGCAAGAGCCTGCTCGGCACCGTGAGTGCGCCGGTGAACGCCGCGTTTGACCTCGCAGCGAATGATTTCGTGCTCTCGCTCGTCGTCGCCACGACGGCCGCAACCAGCGGCGTGATCCGCAAGACGAACAGCGGTGCCGTGCCCGGCGTTGGCAACACGGGATGGCAGATCGCACTCGCGCCAACGAGCGCAGCACTCACGATCTCGGACGGCGTGACCGTCAAGACGCTCACGGCCACGCTGCTCGCAAACAGCCACAACGTCGTGCAGTTCTACGTCGACAAGAGCGAAGCGAGCGTCAACGGCGGACAGGTCTTCGTGAACGGCGCGCTTAACGCGTCGCTCGACATGAGCGGTATCGGCAGCATCAGCGCGCCGCTCGGCAACTTCCAGTTTGGGTCTGCGTTCACGGGCTCGCTCACGTTCTTCAGCGTGCACCAAAGCTCCGCATGGTTCGCCGGTGGCGGGACCAATGCGACGCAGTGGCTTGCCGCTGCGCGCGAGGTGAATGGGCGCCTTGAGGGCAGCTACGCGACGACAGCGCTCGGCACAGCGACGGCGCTCACGAGCACGCGCTCGAGCGCCGCGTACCTCGACCGCATCATCTCGACGTCGCCCTTCACACGGCAGCTCTTTCTCGTGGGCGCAAACTGGTCGCGGCTCTGTCGTCGGCGCTCGCTGTCGGGCGCGACCGACATGAGCGGCGGCCTTCAGGAAAACCAGAGCACGAACCTCTGCCTGCGCAGCGAGGAGTTCGACAACGCGTCATGGACGAAGGTGGCCGCAACCATCAGCGCCAACGGCCGCGCTACGGTCACGGGCGAGACGATAGCGGACGGCATCATCGGAGACGGCACGCTGGCACAGCACGGTGTCACGCAGGCGATCACGCTCACGGCCGTCGGGTACATCGCGTCGTTCTTCGTCGAGGCGGGCAATCAAAACTTCTGCTTCATCGAGAACGCCACGATCGCCAACGGGCGCGTGTGGTTCAACCTCTCGACGGGTGCCGTCGCCACGAAGGAAGCGGGCATCACCGAGGCGCTGATCGAGCCGTACGGGATCGGGCGCTTCCGCATCTCTGCGCGCTTCACCGGCACAGTTGCCGCGCACACGATCGGCCTCAACGCGGCGAGTGCCGACAACGTCGCGACGTTCACCGGCGATGCTGCGACGGTGAATCTTTGGGCGTGGGGCGCACAGGTCGAGACTGCGCCGCAAGACACGATTCCGTCGACGTACGTCGCGACCACGACAGCCAGCGCCACGCGCACCCTCGACACGCTCCAGTACAAGACCGATGACGGTAACTACGTTGTCGGCTCGGGGCGCCTCGAAGTGGACGTGCTCTACACGTTCTCGAAGGCACCCACGAACGTGCACGTCGTCGCGACCGCATCGGCAAGCAGCGGCAGCACGACGGACAGCGTGTTTCTGCGCGTGAGCAACTCGACAGGCTTCGCGCTTGCCGTGGAGAACATCGCAGGTGCTGCCGAGTTTTCGATCAGCGGAACGACCAACAACGTCGACGGCGAGAAGCACACGCTCACGAACAGTTGGGCGCCGAACGCTGGTCGTCTCCTCGTCGACGCGATTCAGCAGGGCGCGACAGACGTCACCGTCACAGTGTTGCCCGCAGCACCTCCCGTCCTCACTCTCGGCAGCATCACAGCGAGCGCATTCGCGAACGCGCTGATCGGCAACGTCAAGCTTCGGAACGCAGCATGAGCCTCGCCGACTTTGCCGCGCGCTTCGCCAACTTCGGGATCATCCTCAAGGCCGTGCCGTCGTCAGACCACCCGGCGATCCCCGCGAACGGCATCCTTGCGTTGCCGATCCCCGCGAATCAGGCCGCGGCCCTCGCGGAGTTTGACGGCACCGATCCCACCGAGGACGCGAACCCTCCCGCGGGTCGTGTGCTTCGTCGTGTGCTGCGGCAGCTCCGTGAGGACGACGACATCCTCGCCTGGCACGTGCTCCAAGAGGGCGCGAATTTCTTCCTCCACATGCATGTGACGCCCGAGCAGGCGACGCAGTGGTTCCGACGGATCGACTTCACGGCGTCGACACGCGTGCCGGGCCCTCCGCGTGCGGGTCACGTCTTTTTCGGGGTGAGCTGATGCCTTTCGATTGGACGACCGCTCTCATCGTCGCCGGCGCGTGCCTGACGATCCTGCTTCCCATCATCGCGAAGTTTGCGCAGGGCAAGGCGCGCGAGGCCATGAGCGAGCTCGTTGCTGCGATCCCAAAGCTCTGGCTCGTCATCGAGAACGAGCGTCGTCGCGATGCGAAGGCGGGCGTGCCGACGCTCGCGACCACGAGCCCTCTCCTGCGCGGCGAGCAGCTCGCGAAGGAGCGCTTCGGCCCTCTCACGCCGGCACAGAAGGCGCTCGTGCGGCAAGAGCTGCAATCCGTCCACGAGGAGCGCCACCAATGGGGCGTGCTTGCGACGGTCCCCGCCAACCTGCACGCAACCAGCGCTTGATCAAGGCGCAAAGGAGACCCTACGATGGAAGGCACGACTCCCACGGGAGGGGCGCCCACGGCGCCAACGACGACACCGGCGGCCCCGTCACCCGCCACCACGTCCCACGCTTCCGATTCCGAGAGCGCGATGCTCGAGGCGGTTGCGAGAGGACGGGGGAAGAGCCCCGCCGCGCGCACGGCGCAGGCTTCTCCCGCACGCACATCCGGGGAGCGGACCTCGGATGATGCGGATGCTGCTTCCGCGTCACGTCCCGAGCCCGAGGACGGTAAATCGCCGGTCGGCGAGTCGGAAAAGCAGCAAAAAAAGCAGCCAGACGCCATCCCTTTCGCCAAGTTTCAAGAACGCTTGAACCGGGAGCGCGAAAAGGTCACTGGGCTCGAGACAAAGCTCTCCGAACAAGGCAGGTCAATCGCAAGCTACGAGCGCGCGATGGATCTGCTGAAGGCCGAGCTCCAAGCCGAACGGGAAGCACGCCAAGCGGGCCAACCGTTCGACGAGCGCGAGGCGCAACTCCGCGAGTACCAACTTGCGGACAGGGCGCGCGCGGCTCGGCAGGAGCTCGATGCGCAGCACGCGGCTGAGGCGAAGGCCTCGGTCGAGCAGGCGCGCATGGGAGAGCTGCGGGACACGCTCGGGGAACAGCTCTCGACGGCACTCTCGCAATACGAGGGGGTCGTGCACCGAGAGGAGCTTCTCGAGGCGTGGGAGGCGAATCCGACGGCCGACGCCGACGCGATCGCCAAGCACCTCTACGAGCAGAAGCTCGAGAGGATGCAGGCCCGCATGCCCAAGACGACCGCGCCCCCACCGACCCCGCAGACCGCGCGCAGCGGCCCACGCGGATCGGCTCCGGTGTTCGCCGATAATGACGACGGGATTGCGTCTTGGATGCGCATGGCTCGAGGACAGTAGGTCATTGACCGCTGCCCCGAGTTGCAGGGCAGCCAATGAGCGTCGCAGACCTTGGATTTCACGGTGCACTTGCAGCCGGCACGGCCGGCGTAGGTGCATACCAACCGCTGGCGGGGCTGATCAATCAGTTCGCCCCTGGGCGCTTCCGCAACACCGTCAACACCGAGTCGCCGACCATCGGCACCAAGGGCGTGATGGAGCGCGTCCCCGCGAAGGGGTCGGAGCTGATCATCTACGCCGCTGCCGGAACGCAGAGCTCGACGACGTGGATTCGCGACTTCGACCCGCTGCCCAAGGGCACGTCGATGACGCCGTTCAAGGGCACCGTGCAGCCGTCCTCGGTGATGCAGGTGCTCCGCATCGGCCGCGAGGCTTGGGACTCCACCGTCGACGACGGTGAGCTGGTCAAGCTGTTCTCGCGGACGTTGCAGCTCGCAGCAGAGGATGCAGGTCGACACGTCGGCCGCGGCATCTTCGCGAGCGTCGGTGCGAATCCGCAGGCGGGCGCCACGTGGTCGGGCACGGCGGCGAACGACACGGTTACCGTGCCGTTCCTCGACGTTACGATGTTCCGGCCGGGCATGGCTGTCGACTTCCTCGACATCTCGGGCCCGGCTTCGTTCGTCGTGCGCGTCGTCAGCGTCGCGCGCGCAGCGGTCGGCGCTGCGAGCGCGAACGTCGCGGGCAACGTCGTCTTCATCAACGACATCATCTCGCCCGTCACGGGTGCAGTGATCGCGCTGACGAATACGACCGTGGCGACGGGTGACAGCTTCCGTCTCCGTGGCAACGTCGCAGGCTTCGGCGCTGCGTCGGTCACGCCGCGCACGGGCAACCCGCTCATCTCGTTCGACGACATCGCGGGCTCGGGTGCGGCACTCGCGCTGCACGGGATCGACCCGGCCAACCTCCCCGGTTGGGTGGGCGCGCTCCAGACGGTCGCGGTGGCGTACGCGCAGGAGAACGTCGCTGCGTTCGCCATGCGCATGAAGAGCGACGGCGCGAAGTGGTTCACTCACGTGATCATGTCGCCGCAGCTCGGCGCCGCTCACGCGGCATCGGGGCAGAGTGTCGGCACGGCGTTCGGCGTGACCGGCGCGCTCTCGGCTGCGCGTCCGATGACGCTGGAGCAGAGCTACGACAAGTACGGCGCGCTCGGTGAGGACTCGGGGATGCGGCTGCTCGGTCGGCCGATCATCATCGATCCGAATTGCAACGCGACGGACATCGTCCTGCACTGCAACGAGGTGACGAAGCTCGCGATCTGGAAGGAGCTTCAGCCGGAGCAGGAGGCGGGCTCGCCGCTCTTCGTCGACCGCGACCTCATC